ATATATAAGGGAATATTTCAAACATTATCCGAGTGATGATCTCCGTACTCAGGAGATAAAAGTTGTTAAGAATTGACGACTATATAATAAGACACTGGACAGATTGAGTGAAAGGTGTTATACTTACTATGTACTGATTACATGTTATGGCAAAAGGATTTACAGTAAAAGCAAAAGCTCCGAAGACTAAAAAGGTCGAAGACGATTTTAATCTAGAGGAAGCGAAAGCATTAGCAAAAGGTAAAGCAATAGTTTTCTGTCTGCCAGGTAGAGGAGTATCTTATATTTTCTTAAAGAACTTCGTTCAACTATGCTTTGACCTTGTACAGAATGGATCTAGTATCCAAATCTCACAAGATTACTCATCAATGGTTAACTTTGCAAGATGCAAGTGCCTTGGTGCAAACGTATTAAGAGGACCAGACCAGATTCCTTGGGATGGTAAACTAAAATATGACTACCAACTATGGATTGACTCAGATATCGTATTTGATACAGAGAAGTTCTATCGTTTAGTATGGATGCAAAAGGATATTGCAGCTGGTTGGTACTGTACAGAAGACGGAAAGACAACATCTGTTGCACATTGGTTAGAAGAAGAGGACTTTGCAAAGAATGGTGGAGTGATGAATCACGAAACTATCGAATCTATCTCTCGTAGACGCAAGCCTTTCACTGTTGACTACACTGGATTTGGTTGGTTACTCGTAAAACATGGTGTATTTGAGCACAAAGATATGAAATATCCTTGGTTCGCACCAAAAATGCAAGTCTTTGACTCAGGAGAAGTCCAAGATATGTGTGGAGAAGACGTATCTTTCTGTTTAGATGCAAAAGAAGCGGGTATGGAGATCTGGTGTGATCCTAAAATCCGTGTTGGTCATGAAAAAACAAGGATAATCTAATGGATGTTAAGTACAAAGTAGTAGAATTGGGAACTTCTGGCTGGTGTGTCAACGATCCTAAGTTAGATGTAGGTCTTACTAAGGAACAGGCACAAGTTAGATTGGAGTTTTACCTTGAAGAAGGTATCTCTCCAGACCGACTACGGGCTCAGATTGATAAATAAAAAGAAAAAGGTTAAAAGATGGCAGATTCAGATCCAAAATTAGCACCCCATAACGTAGTAAGTGCTGGTTTCGCTAGTGGAAGTGTTAAAGGACAGTATGATGTGAGCGCTCAAGCACGCAAAAAAGCTGCTGCAAACACAAATGATAAGCAATCTCCATTAGCTGCTGGTTAAAAATACACAAAAATTAGTTTCAAGACCCTTCAAAAGGGTCTTTTTTTGTGTCTAAATACATAATGATAATAATATTGTCTAAAATGAAGCTAAAAAACACACAATTTAGCGTTCCTGACGATGGTTTTATAGAAAAACCAGAGAAAGATGATACAATTCTGCGTGAAGTCGTTGGTGATGACGCTAATGATAAAAAAAGACAGCAAGAATTGATAGAACAAGAGCTAGATAAATTTAGGAATTGCTAAAAATGGCCAGTATCGATGAGAGTAGAGCATCAAGTAAAGGATTTAGAGACATTAGCCTGTCTTTTTCAAGGCATCCTGTCACTAATGACGTAGCTATCCTCGTTGATGAGGACGCAATCAAGCGTTCTGTAATGAATTTGGTAAGAACAAAGGTCGGAGAAAGATTTTATAACCCACTTTTGGGTAGTAGGATTGAAGATCAGATGTTTGAGATAGCTGGAAGTGATGCAGCTATGGAATTAGAGGATGATATTGTTCTTTTATTAGATAACTTTGAACCTAGAGTTGCAAATACTCAAGTAAAAGTGGTATATCCAATGGATAGTAACTCTTTAATTATAGAAATCGGATACGATATAGTTGGAATCACTGCTCCACGACAACAAATAGACTTCATCTTACAATCAACTAGAATATAATGTCTTTCAACCAGTTTACAAACTTAGACTTCGCTGCTCTAAGACAACAAATTAAAGATTACCTTCGAGTAAACAGTGATTTTGCTGATTTTGACTTTGAAGGATCGAACTTTTCGACCTTGATTGATCTTTTAGCTTACAATACTTACATAACCGCTTACAATACTAACATGGCGGTTAACGAATGTTTCCTTGACAGTGCAACTTTGCGTGAAAATGTGGTTTCACTTGCTAGAAACATAGGTTATGTACCAAGATCTGCCAGATCTGCAATGGCAACCATCAATTTTAGTGTTGACTTGGGAACTAACGACACAAGAATCGTAACTTTGAAGGCTGGACAGGTTGCATTGGGTAATCAAGTCGGTGGATCTTACATTTTTTCCATTCCAGACGACTTTGTTGCTACAACTGGTGACAACAATGTTGCTATTTTCAATAATTTGAATGTTTACGAAGGAATTTACCTTCAAAAAAGTTTTCAGATTGATTATTCTCAGCCAAATCAAAGATTTATTCTTCCAAATGCAAATATTGACACAACTTCTATCCGTGTAACTGTTACTTCTACCACATCTGAGATCTATACGCTGTATGATAACATTTTAAGAGTAGATGCCGAGTCAAAATTGTTCTTAATTCAAGAAATTGAAGATGAACACTATGAAATTTTATTTGGAGACGGAATTTTAGGTAAAAAACCGCCTTCTGGAGCGATTGTAAATGTAAGTTATATTGTTTCAAATGGAAGAGCTGGAAATGATGCTAAGAATTTCTCATTTATTGGAATTTTAGAAGATGATCAGGGATTATCAGTAACATCAGGTATCTCAGTAATACAAACTGCGAACAAAGCTTCAATGGGAGACGATATTGAAGATATTAGTTCAATAAAATACCTTGCACCTCGTATATACTCCTCACAATACCGTGCAGTAACGGCAAGTGACTATTCTGGTATAATTCCATTCGTATACCCTAACGTCGAGTCTGTGACCGCCTACGGTGGGGAGGAGTTAGATCCACCTGAGTATGGAAAAGTGTTTATTTCCATAAAACCTAAGAATGGTTCGTTCCTTTCACAGATTACCAAAGACGATATCTCTAGGCAACTCAAACAATATTCAATCGCTGGTATCAAACCAGAAATTATTGACCTTAAGTATCTTTATGTCGAAGTTGATACTTCTGTTTACTATAACAGTAACTCAGTTTCAGATACAACCGAATTACTTACATCTGTAACCAAAGCCTTAACTTCATATTCTAGATCATCTGACATCAACGACTTTGGTGGTAGATTCAAGTACTCTAAAATTGTTGGATTGATTGATGCCTCTGCGAGAGGTGTTACTTCTAACATTACAAAGGTAAAAATGAGAAGAGATCTCATTCCTGAGTTCAATACCTTTGCAACTTATGAACTTTGCTATGGAAATGCTTTTTATGATCAACCAAATGGATATGGAATACGTTCTACAGGATTTTCAGTCACTGGTATAGACGGAACGATATATCTTGGTGATATTCCTACAGCTGGAACTAGTTTTGGTAAAATTGTCTTCTTCAAACTTGTAAATAACCTTCCTTTGATCGTAAAGAATGATGCTGGGACTGTAGATTACGTTCATGGAGAGATTAATTTAGATGTGGTAAATATATCAGGGTCTACTTTAGCAAGTGGACTAATTGAAGTAGAGGCAATACCAGATTCCAATGATGTTATTGCACTTAAAGACTTGTACTTACAATTAGACGTTACAAACAGTACAGTTGATGCACTTCCCGATGTTATATCTTCTGGAGAGAACACATCTGCTACTTCTTACGTCACAACATCTAGTTACGCTAGCGAATCAATCTACACAAGGTAAATGACAGATATTAAAAGAGTAAAAATCTCTCATGTCATAGAATCTCAGATTCCAGAATTTATAAATCAGGAATCACCTCTTTTTGCGAGCTTTTTAAATCAATATTACGAATCACTAGAACACAAGTCTGGTGCGGTTGACCTAGCAAACAATCTACCTGAGTATCGAAAGGTAGGAGCCTTCAATGCAGAGACTCTAACTACATCAACGACTCTTACTGATAACGTCTTTGCTGGTCAGAGAACAATAAACGTAGAATCAACTGTTGGGTGGCCATCCACCTATGGTTTATTGAAGATTGACAATGAGATAATAACTTATAAGACTAAAACTGACACATCCTTTGTTGATTGTGCAAGAGGATTCAGTGGAATTGATCAAATATCAAAAGAAGACAATGCTGAGTTCTTAAACTTCCAAATTACTAGTGCTGAACAACATGTAACTGGTACAACAGTAACTAACTTAAGTAATCTTTTCCTACAAGAGTTTTTTACAAAATTTAAAACAGAATTTTTACCTGGCTTTGAGGATAGAAGTTTTATAAGTGGAACATCTGTCACAAACGTTTTAACTAGGGCAAAAGACTTTTATATGTCTAAGGGAACTGACTCTTCATATCAGATTCTCTTCAAACTTCTTTATGGGGAAGATATTGAGCTTTTAAAACCGATTGAAAAAACAATCGTACCTTCCGCAAACGTATATTTCCAAACTAAACACGTTCTACTTGAAAACTTATTTGGGGGAGAACCTTTAGAGTCTATTGGTAACTTCCTATATCAGAATGTTGCTGGTATTGGTACTGTAAGTGCTTCAATATACAATGTTGAGTATAGACCAATTAATAATATTGATTTCTATGAGATGTCTCTTGACTCAACATCATTTGACGGTACTTTTGAAGTGCCTGGTAAAACAAAAGCTCTGGAGGCAACAGCTGAGGGTGCGACAAGTATAGTTGTTGACTCTACAGTTGGATTTGGTCAAAGTGGAACACTATTGGTAAGACCTAGAACAGGTGATAACCTACTTACTATCTCATATACAGATAAAACAGTAAACCAGTTTTTAAACACTAGTGGTATTAGCACTTCTTTGGTTTTTGGGGCAGATATACTTGAAAATAAACTTGCATACGCTTATGCTGGTTTTGGTCAAACATCTTTAATAGAATTCAGACTTGTAAACGTAATTGATGATGTAGATACATCTGATTCTACCAATATGCAAGTTGATGATAGTCTTAAGCTTCTTTCTTTTGGTAGAGACTTAGGAGATAGACCTCAATTCAACAACTGGATCTATAACATACCATCTAGTCACAATATATCTGATATTAATCAGGTAAACGTCAATACTTACCGAATTAATCTTTTTGATTCGATTATCTTCTATATTGATGAGGAACTAATCATCAAAAACCAATTTGGAGATCAATCGACTATCATAGTTAAAGACATTGAGTATGATGCTACTAACCTTTCCAAGATTTACGCAAATACCATTGTTGTACAAACACAAACAACAATTCCTTTAAATCCAACAGTCATTACAAAGACTGTTACCAAGGCTAAACATAACTCTGATTACTTTGCTGGTGTAGATCAATTTCCAGTTGGTATTCAAAACAGTTACTTAGATAAAAACGAAGAATTCTTCTATGTTACATCATCTGGTCTTCCAAACTATCCAATCTTCGCAACTGACAACAAGGTATTTGTAAAAACTGACACAGTGGAGGCCAGAGACGGTTTTGGGACACCAATACTCGGTGGTGGGTTTACTTATACCATCAGATCGTTTGACCCTGCCTTCGACCCTAACGCATCCACAGTAAGCACCTTAAATCACAACTATGTAACTGGAGATAAGATCTATTGGAACAATACAACCAATAGTGGTATAAGCACTGGTATCTACTTTGTAACTGTAATTAACCAAACTGAGTTTTATCTTTCATATAGTGGTTCTGATGTATTTGCTAAGAAGTACATTGCAGCTAGAATAGGAACTCTTGGTCAGTACATCTATAAGTCAGGATGGGAAAACAAAACACTCAAAAACCAAAAAATACTAAGAAAGTATCCTAACTACAAACAAAGAAATCTATTTGATGATCCGAACAAGAGAGATGTCAATAACAGAGCTGTAGGATTGTTGGCAAATGGTGTAGAGATATTTCCACCAACTGTTTTTGATGAACAGATCTTCCACGGTAACATCACAGAGATAAAAGTAACAAATCCAGGCCAAGATTATGATGTCATCACAGGACCTCCACTCGTCATTAACGATTCACAAGGTAGTGGTGCTATTGCTTATGCTAACGTATCTGGATCATTCAGAGAAGTTAAATTGGTTTCTCCTGGCATCGGATATCAAGAGAAACCCAAGATTACTGTTAGTGGTGGTAACGGAACTGGTGCCGTCCTTGAATCTAACCTAGTCAGAGGTAAGATTGTTGCAAACTTCAAGGCAGATGGCACGGCTGTTGATACATTTGATGAAAGTGTTACCTTCCCAGAAAACCATAACTTTGAAGTAGGTGAAGCTATCGTATATGACTCTAGAGGTAACACTCCTATCGTTAATATCATTGACGGATCAACTTATTTTGCTGGTGTAGTCAATGAAAAGACAATCAAGTTACATAATACATCTGAAGATGCTAAAGCTGGTATTAATACTGTTAACATTGGAAATATAAGTTTCGGTTTCCATAAGTTTACCTCACTTGAAGCTAAAAATACGATAACTAGGATTTATGTCAAGAATCCTGGCTCTGGTTATTCAAATAAGAAGGTTATAGTTCCAGGCCGACCAGTAGAAGGTGATACTCAGTCTGGTATTAGCACATCTGATGATTACATACTTGCATACAACCATAACTTTCATGATGGTGAAATTGTAGAGTATTCTGTAGATGGAACTATTGCAAATGGTCTTTCTACAACTACACAGTACGCTATTAAGGAGATTGATAGCAATAGATTCAAATTATGTGATGTTGGAGTTTCATCTCAAAGAGATTTAACGAATTATAACAAAAATAAGACAGTTGTAATTAGTGGATTTGGAAATGGTAAACACACAATCAAATATCCACCTATAACAGTAAATGTAGAAAGTTTATCTGCTATTGGTAGTACAACTATCATCAAACCTGTTCTTGATTCTAAAGTTTTAGGAAGTATTGAAAGTGTTTACCTAGAAGAAGGCGGAATTGGATATGGTTGTACTAATATCATGGATTTTCACAGAAGACCTGATGTTGGTATATCCACTGTCGTCTTTAATGCTTTATTGAAACCAATTATCATTGATGGATCGATTGTAGATGTTCAAATACTGGCTTCTGGTAAAGGATACCGTGAAGATTCCGATATTCTCATCTTTAGTCCTACTGGTAGCTTTGCAGACATCAAACCCATTGTATCTGGTGGTAAAATCACTGGTGTAAGTATTCTTGACGGTGGTATTGGTTACGGTACAAGTGATACAACTCTAGATCTCCAAAACAGAGGTAAAAATGCTAAATTTATAGCAAACGTAAAAGAATGGAAGATAAACCAAGTTCAGAAGAACGATGCTATCATCAAAGACGAAGATTCTCTACTTACCAAACCAAGTACTAACCCTGCTTTCCAATTACAGACAATTGGCATCTTCCCTCCACAAAAACTTAGATTCCAACTTGGGGACAACATTGATTCTGGTAATTTAGAAACACCAAACGCTTTTCACTCACCTATACTTGGATTTGCTTATGATGGTAATCCAATTTATGGTCCTTATGGTTATCAGACTCCAACAGGGGGAGCTATTCAAAGATTGCAGTCAGGATACATTCTTGATACCACTCTGAGATCGGGTCTGAGACCTCCTGGCTTCGCCTTTGGGTATTTCGTCAATGATTACATTTTCGACAACTCAGGCGACTTAGACGTGCATGGTGGGCGATATTGTGTGACTCCACAGTATCCAGATGGAGTCTATGCTTACTTTTATAGCGTAGATGTTGATTCTAGTGGTGTTGCTAAACCAAAATTCCCATATTTGCTTGGTGGGTCATTTAAAGACACTCCTATTGAAGAAAACTTTGTAACTTTCTTTAATCAAGATGTAGACGTTGCATCTAGAGATCTTACAAGGAATGTGGCTCCATATTATCTCTCATATGGTAATTCTGATTATGAATTGATTGATGATGTCAAAGATTCGTTAAAACAGGAATTCGCAGTTCGCAAAACTAAGAGTTCTGGTATTTCTTCCGTAACTATCTTCTCTAGAGGTGATGGTTACAAAGTAGATGATGTCTTACAGCTGGATAACGCTGGTACTGATGGTGGCGGGGCGAATATCGTAGTTGGGTCTGTTTTAGGTAAACCCATCTCTACGGTGCAGATTGGAGTGTCTACATTTACCAATACTGAACTTGCAAAAGACAAAAACAAGATCACAGGTATAACTAGCGTTCCACACGGAGTTGCAGACGGAGAAACATTAATATTAAGCGGTATTAGTACTTCGGACTTTACCGAGTTCAATGGTCCTAGAAAAGTCAGTGTTATTAACAGAAGGGTAGGACTTTCACAATTTTTAAACACGAAAGCGATCACAGGTGTCAGTACATCAATATTTGTAACTGATGTTGAAGGATTTTCCTCTGGTGACATTATTGGAATCGGTACAGAGTCACTGACCGTCACAAATGTTGATTCTCAGTTCAATAGACTATTTGTAAACAGGGAAGACTTTGTTGGAGCTGCGTTTACTCATGTGGCTGGAATAGACAATGTTATTCTAAAACCAACTAAGTTCTCTTTCCCGATTGGACAGTCAACTGTTACTAGATTTACTTTTGAAAATGGAACCACATATTTCAACCCACAACAGACAGTTGGTGTTGGTTCTACTGGTACTCATTATACTATACCTCTTACTGGACTAAGCACAGTACAAACTATTGAAAATAGATTTGTGCCACAACAAAGAATCTATATCAAAGATCATGGTTTCTTTACTGGTCAAAAACTAACCTATAACATTGGTGTTGGTGGAACCTCTCTTGTTTGGGCTAAAGTATCTGCTGGTGCAACATCTGGTCTAGGCACACAAACTCTCCTTAATTATGGTGACGTATATGCCATTAACTTTGAACCAGATTACATTGGATTGTCAACTACTGGTATTCCTACCACTGGAGATGCAATATGGTTCTTTGATGTAGCTTCTAACTCTGGGTTTGCACATTCATTCACAACTAATTACCCTAAAGTAACATCTAAGGTAGAAAGGTTCTTTGGTGAAGTAGGAGTTAGTTCTGCTCATGGATTGCTTACTGGTGATGTGATTACTCTAGATGCACTACCACAATCCAGTGAAACAGTTGAAATAAGATATGACCCAGTTATTGCTAAAATTACAACTGGTAAAATAGGATTTGCAATATCTGCTTTTTCATCAGACTTGAGTGAGATTAGAATATTAGATGACTCTTTACAGAGTGGCGATAAGGTTGTATTTTACAATGGTGGAAATACTATTAATGGTTTAGTTAATAATGAGACATACTTTGTTCTTAGAGAGGATACTGAAGCGATTAAGCTTTGTAAGTATAAGTCTGATGTAGTTGATTCCAATCCAGTATCAATATCAACTGCAACTGAGGCATCCGCTAATAACTTAAGTTATCTTGCTAAAATTAACCCTCCTTTAGAATTTACTAATGGTAATGATATTATATTTGACGTATCTGATCAAAGTCTCCAAGACATGAAACTTGATTTCTATGAAGATCTTAACTTCAGAGAAAGACTTGACGTAAGTGGCACTAATGACACTCAATTCAATATTCTTAGAGATGGTGTATCTGGAACAACTGATGCTAAAATAACTATCAGAACAAGTGTAGATTGGCCTTTAAAAACATTCTACAATTTGACACCTGTAGTTCCCTCCGATTCGAGAAAGACTTTTGGATCTTCTGACACTGAGGTTACTGGTAGAAATAACATTACATTCAAAAATGTAGTTTTAAAAACTGATCATGAGATTATCAAAACAGATGACAAAAACTTCACTTTCAACTTAAAAGAAAAACCACTTGAACCACAAAGACTTATTTCAAGAGTTGGTGTAAGTACAATCACATACAGCACTGCATCTAAAAATGCAAGAGGCCCTATTAACTCTACTAAGATTAACTTCCCAGGCAAAGGGTATACGGTCTTGCCCAGAGTTATTGGATTTGCAAGCACACAAGGTAAAGATGGTATTGTAAAAGTTTCTTCACCTGATATTGGTCAAATTGACACCTTAGAAAGAATCAAAGATGGATTTGACTATCCTACTGATCCTACACTACTACCATTCTTATCTGTCCCTGCAATCGTTGATATCAGTGGTATTGCAAGGATGAATGAAATAGAAGTGGTTGATGGTGGTACAAGATATAATCAGCCTCCTACACTTGCAGTTCGTGGTAATGATAATGTAGAGATTAGAGCAACTATATCTGGTGGATCTGTAGATAAAGTTCATATCATCAAAAATGCTTTTGAATTTAGTGAACCACTTAGTATTATTACAACCAACAACTCCAATGGTTATGATATTGATGCTATTAGTCATAGTGGTACAGATGTCACAGTTGAACTTCTTTTAGATGCACAGTTTAATATCCCAGTCAAGACAGGATATGCCTCTACAGAAACTAAGTTACCATTTGCTATTGGTGATCAAGTATTCGTAGAAAACTGTAGAATCAAACCAGCTTCTAGGCAATTAGGACAATCTAACTTCAACTCATCTGAATATGACTTCTCATTCTTTACAGTTACAGGTATAAACACTGTAAATGCGACTATCACATACAGTATGGCAAATGCTCCAGGCATTTCTACTGTAACATTGGGAACTTATGATGATGACTTTACTCTAGGTTCTATTGTCAACTATAATGACATGGCGAAGTTCAATATGACAATTATTGATGACGCTAAGTTCTTATCTGGTGAAAAAGTAACATCTGCAAGATTTGAAGGATTTGTTTCTGAAAACGGATGGAATGGTAAGATCAGTCAACTTAGATTGAGAGATACAATTGGAAATCTCAGGCCTGGAGACAAACTCTTTGGTGAAGTATCTCAACTACTAGGTAACGTAAGAGATGTAAACAAGTTTAGCGTTAGAACCACTCTTGGATCTACAAGAGATAAAGTGTCTAAGAACGACATGAACGTTGGTATTCTTAATGATTTCAGTCAGAGAATATCAGATAACTTCTACTTCCAGAAATTCTCATACTCAATCAAGAGTAAGTTGCCATATTCTACATGGAAAGAACCTGTAAGATCTATTGTTCACCCATCTGGATTCTTAGAGTTCTCTGATTTAATTATTGAAAGTGATTCTAGGAAAGATGCAATAACTCATGGTTTAGTAAATGTTGGTGTTGCAAAATCTACCAACATGAAGGTTAAGGCTGTAGATACTAAAGTTGATCTGATCATTAACATTGATAATGAAATGTATATGGGTAAGAGAGATAACTTTGCTATGGTCACAGAAGATGATGCACTCGAAGATGGATCTGTACAAAGAATATTCTTCCCAGAAGGTAGACCGATCAAGAGCTTCATTATGAACAAGACTAACAAAGTCTTGAACCTAGATGATATTGCTGATGGTTTCAATGGTGCTCATGACAGAACAGGAACATTAGTTGGTAGTAAACAATTCAAATTATCTGTAGATAATTCTCCTGTATTCAAAGCGGTATATAATGCTGGTGCTGGTGCTCCAGTCAATGTTGATCTTGGAAATAATCTTCTTGATATTCCTAGACATAACTTCCAAACAGGACAGGAGGTTATCTTAGAAACCTTTGGTGGCACTAAGATTGGTATTGCAACTACATCACATACCACAGGAACAAGAGATATTATTATGGCTGCTAAAGCATCTGGTGTTGGTGGTAGTGCAATGTTTGAAAATGGTTATAATGTTCAGATTCCAGGCCCTGTAACAGGAACAGCTGTAACAGAAAATCCTCCAGGCATTGTGTTTAGAATATATGGATTTGGAACTGTTGAGGGTGGTGTGCCTGGCATATCAACCAGAGGTAGTGGTGCTACATTCCAAGTTAAGTTTGATTTCGATCAAACCACTGGTCAATGTATATCTACAGCAGTCACTTTGACTAATGGTGGAGCTGGATACTTTGTCGGTGACAATGTAAGTATTGCTGGGACACATTTAGGTGGTGCGACTCCAGCTAACGATCTTACATTCCCTGTCACTAAAGTAACAGGAACTAGAACTGGTATTTCAACAATGTATTCTAATGTTCCTTCTACCACTGATGGATCTGGATCTGGGGCTATATTCAATATTACCAGAGATGGTAATTTGGATATTACAGATGTGGAGGTTGTAGATGGAGGAACTGGATATGCTTCTACTAATGTTATTTCCATTGCTGGTACATACGTTGGTGGTACAACACCTACAGATAACATTTTCCTAAGTCCTGTAGAATTAGGAACAGATGTTATGCCTAACCGTTTGTTCATAACAAAAGTTGATGATGTTAAATTTAGAATTTCTGGTTTAGCAACTGCACTTCCTTTCACATTTACTGGTTTAGGAACTGGATTCCATACACTTAAGGTTGCTGAACCCAATAAGCAAGCCTTGATTATGATTGATAATATTATTCAAACTCCTCTCAAGAATAAGAGACTAGGAGTTACTGTTGCTGATGCTGTTGGTACACTAGATCAAAATATAACAATATCTGCTGGTATTGGATCTTTGAGTAAGGGTGATATTATCAAAATGGATGATGAATTCCTTACAGTTAAGAAAATAGGTGGTTCTACATTTTCACAGGCAAAGTTTGCTATTGCAAACAGTACAGTAGATACTGATTTTTACTACGATACTAACAGAGTTAACTCATCTGTGACTAAAATGAGTACAACATTTGCAACTATGGATGATAACCCTCCATATTAACTATAAATAAAAAGAAAACGTTTTTTAAGTAATGTCTAAACAAGGGATTAGTACTGGCACGCAACCCAATGATGGAACGGGCGATACTTTATTGGCGGCTACTATTAAGATTAATAATAACTTCAACGAGATATATGATGTTTTTGGAGATAGTACAAACCTTGTAAGTTTTGTTTCTTTTGCCAGCACCGCTGGATATTCTACCAATTGTGGTATTGCATCCACATCTGGTTTTGCTGGTATGGCAAAGAGTGTTGCAGATGATATTAATATTAACACAACTGGTGTTGTAACAACGACTTATGGTGATATAGGCAAGGTTACAATTCAACAGCCTGGTGCGATTGCAGAAGGTCCTATTGAGGTTGGAACTGCAACAACCATGTTCCGAATCAAAGCTGATGGTATGGTCGGCATTGGAACATCATTACCTACTTCACAACTAGAGGTTGCGTCATTCTCAAATGAAAAACCAACCATCTGGGCAGTTGCTAAAGGTGCTGGATATGGATTACGAGTATCGGATGAGGCAATAAGTGATAACAAATCTTTTGTAGTTACTAACGAGGCATATACTGGTATAGGTTCTACTGCTCCAAAATGTAGATTAGATATTGGTGGAGATATACAAGTAAGTGGTGCAAGTACCCTGATGGATCAGGTGAACTTCAATTCTGATATCACAGAAAAAGTTGTAGGAAACTTCAGTGACACCCTATCTGTAAGTGCAGGCGGCACATTCACTGTAGATGTTTCACAAGGTTCTGTTGTATTGGGTGGATTATCAACTTCTGTCACTACATGGGATTTTATAAATGTCAGTGGTCAAAACAGTAAGGCAACAACAGCAACACTTATTATCAATGCTGGAATTGGATATACTTACGGTGACAACTGTAAGGTAAACGGTGCCACGATTGCAAATGGTGTTAAATGGGTTGGAGGAAATCCTCCGCCTGCCACAAATAATGATGATATACTAACGTTTAGTATAGTCCGTGATAGCACTGGAGTTACCAGAGTTTATTGCAGTAGTTCTATTAACATCATATAGAGGAATAAATGTCAACAAGAGTTACGCCAGGACAAGGAGCTCTACTTAGACCAACATTTAACTCAGTATATGGTGTTTCCGATATTGAGGTTTTATCTGGTGGAGCAGGGTATGCACAAACAAACCCTCCAAAAATAATCATTGAAGGTACAACAACTCCTCTAACAGAGGGAGTATTTTACCCTATCATTAGTGGCGTAGGTACGATATCGGAAATTGTCATATTCAAAACTGGTGCAGGGTATTATCCTGTATTCAGTACATCTACTAACTCACAAGTTGTTGTAGAGAGAGGTGCGTTTGGATCTATAGCAACTACTCATATAGTTGGTGCTGGATACTCTGTATTTTCTGGTGATTATAATATTGTTGAAGATAATATATTTTTTACAGATGCACCATACGGTAAAGCAGGCCCTATTGGATTACAAACTAGTTCTTCTTTTGCTGGTAGATTATTCTCTAGAAAATTAGATCCATTTGATCCAGAAGATAATAATGTAATACTTGATGATATATCTTTGGACTTTACAGGTGTTGCAGGCACACAGTTTGATCTATCCGAAAACTTAGGTGTTGTAACTGCTTTGTACAACAGTGTGAATACAGGTGTAGATATCAATAATAATCCATTCATACTAATCAATAACGTCGTTCAAACGCCTGGTTTAGACTTTGAAATCATTGATAGTGCAGATAATAAACTTAACTTCTTAAGTGGAGTTCCTAGAGCTGGAAGAATTAATAAAGTTGGATTACAAACAGGTGCTGGATATTACTTACCAATCAAAGCTGCCGCAAGAGTAGGTGTCGGAACAACTGGTAGTCTTGAATTTATACAACTAGAAGGAAAAGGACAGGGATATAGATCAATACCCGAAATTGACGTAAGATCCTCTCAGGGATATGGTGCAAGTATTGGTGCAGTTTTAGGAACATCAGCTGGTAGTGCAGTCGCAATTTCTACAGCAGATTACAACCACATTGCTGGTGTTTGTACATTTACTGCCAACTCTCATGGATTTGTACAGGGTGATAGAATTAGAATTACAGGTGCTGGGTTTACATTCTCTCCTGTATCAGTTGCCAGAACTATCACCTCATTTGGGTATGATTATGTAACTGGTATTACAAGTATTGGAGTAGCGACTGGACATTATATTGGAACTGCAACAAATCAAAGTAGAAATCTACTAATAAAAGAAATACAAGTAACAGAGGGTATATCCACATACACCTTTAGAGAAGACGCATATCCTATTGTAAAAATTGTAGATGCTAACAATGTAATTGTAGATTGTGGTGTCGGTACGCAACCTATAACCTATGTTAGCGGGGGAAAGGTTCAAGCAGGCGTTGACACCGCAATCATGGATGGTAGAAACGTTACTGGTTTTGATGTACTAAGTGGTCATACTGCAAATACATTTAGATGTTTCATTGGTATATCATCTTTTGCACATGAGTACCTTGGTGGAGCTGTTGTAAACAGAGCAGAAGCTGGTATCATAACAAACTTTAGTATCGTAGAGGGTGGAACTGGTTTCTATGCACCAAGAACTATATCGTACATTGATCAGACCCCTGCAAATGGTATAACAACTATCAGTGCATATGGTTATACTGATGGAGTTGTAAAAACTATATCCGAAGTAGATTACGAACCCTTATCTGGTATTGCAACAATCACTTCATCATCTGCTCATGGATTAACAACTGCAAATGTAGTTAAGTTAGCTGGTATTCAATTTGATACAGGTATTGGTAATATTACATTCCCATCTGATGCACAAAAATACTTTGGTGTTACTGGTATTTTAAGTGCAAAGAACTTTACTGTGAATATCGGTATGGCAGTGACCACAACTGGTATTCATACTGCGTCTGCTGGTGTTGGTTCATTCACAACTTACAGCGGCCATGGATTAGAAACTGATGATTTTGTTAATGTAACTGGTATTGCAGTCACATTTACAAGTGCTCCTGCCGTTCAAGTTGGTCATGTTGAATATGATGAGACATCTGGTATTGCAACTATTACTACAAGAAAAGATCACAACCTTACAGAAGATGATTGTGTAATACTTTCTGGTATTGCCTTTACCTGTGATTATGACCCTGCGCTAGGAGTTTCTAGTGCTTTATATGATAATGTAACTGGAGTTCTAACTGTAACTACTGCTGCACCTCATGGGTACAAGGTAGGTAAAGATGTCATATTATCTGGTCTTGCATTTACATGTGCTTTAGACGGTGGTGCATATCAACATTACTATCCAAGAAGTAGATCAACTGCATACGACACCTCTATTCCAATTACAGGGTATGCTGGAACAGCACTTGCAATGGATGTTGGTATATCTCGTGTCAAGAATCAATATGTTCATAGATTTGAAGAAGCAGTTAACGGAGCAATCATATATGGTGGTGATTATGACCATACTTTTGTTCGTGCAGAAGAAGGTGCGTTACTAACTGGAGGACCTTTTGTACATTCATTTGTTAGTGCCACTGCAACATCTACTTTTGCAGGCGGTGCCTATGCACACACTTATGTAAGTTCAAACGAAAAGACTATCAAGGTAGGTGGAGATTACGCACACATTTTTGTCCCTGCAAAAACCATACCTGATTCAATCAGTATAGTCGGAGGCGGAACCACCACCCCTACAGGTGCCGACTATACTCCTAGTACTGGTTCATTAGTTCTAACAGTTAATAATCATGGATTGTCAGGCCCAAGTCAACACTCAATAACAACCGCCAATTACAACCCTCTTGTTGGTATCATGACTGTTACAATTCCTAATCATGGTTTCTCAAATGGAGATCAAGTTAGGATTGCAGATGAATCTATAGGTTGGAAGTGTTCATTAGACCAATTTACATCAACCAAATATTACCCAAGATCTACAGATCCAATCAGTGATAGTTGGATACCCATCTCAAACAAGACACAAAACACTTTTGAGGTCTTTGCTGGTATTACTACTAGATTGGATTACACAGTGTCTGGGGCGGACTACACACCCTCTGTAGGTGTGATGACAATGAGTATTGGAACTCATGACCTAACAGTTGGACAAAGTATTAAGTTTAGAGATAGTTCATTAGGATTTACATGTACTGCTGACCAAAACACTGCAATTAAGTATTATCCAAGAGCAAAAGATCCAACTTATAACACTGCTGTTCCAATCACAGGTGTAGCTGGAACAACAATTACAGTCAACGTTGGTATCTCAACTATTGTAACTTACAATATCAGATTTGCTGACTACACTCCAGCATCAGGTATCATGACTGTTTCTCTTGATAGACTGCACAATTTCCAAGTTGGTGAATCTATTAAGTTTAAGGCTGGATCTGTTGCTTTCAAATGTGAACAAGATGGATTCCAAAGTAATCATTTCTACCCAAGACCTAGTGACCCATACTACGATAAACCAGTAGAGATTGTAGGTGCTGCTGGTACTATGTTTACTTGTAATGTGGGAGCTACTGCTGGAGCAAACACTTATGTATTCTTACCTAACCAAGGTGTTGCAGTAGATGGTGTTATCTCTGGTGGTGATTATCCATACACATTATCTGGTGTTGGAACTGATGCAGTTATTACTGGTGGTGGAGACTATACTCCTTATGTCTTTGTCAATGCAACAGCTGGTGGTCTAGAGAGACCATCAACACGAATACAGATAGCAGAGGGTGCATTGACATTCAAATGTGCTAAAGATAACTATGCAACTGAACATGCTTATCCTCGTAAGACAGACCCAGCGTATAATACAAATCTAGGAATTATTTCTGCTACAACCAACACCTTTGAAGTTAGAGTTGGTGTTTCTACAATAGAGGAACGTTCTATATCGACATCTACATATGACCCTGCTACAGGTGCATTTGTAATGAATGTTGGTGTTGGACACTCATACATCAATGAATCAGCTCATACAATTTCGACGGCAACGTATAATCCTAGTACTGGTGTACTAGAACCAACCATTGCAAATCATGGTTTTATTGCTGGTGAATATGTCAAGTTTGATTTGGAATCAATTACATTCAAATGTGATAAAGATGGATACACTGCTGATAAGGCATATCCAAGATATTCCGATCCATATTTGAATAAGTGGTTGCCAATTTACAATGTTGGTGTCAATACATTCTCTGTATTTGTTGGTGTATCTACTATCGTAAACACACATTGGTTCCAAAGTGCAACTACTGGTGGTCTTAAGAAGGCAAGAGATACCGTTGGTATCAATACTGCATCAATATTATTCACATGTGCTAGAGATAATTACGCAACAGAACACGCATATCCTCGTCCTGATGATCCAATAGGAGGTAATGTATCTGTTGGTATTGGTTCTACATCTGCCGATACCATAACAATCAATGTGGGTGTATCCACCATAGTCAACTATGGTATTACTACTGCATCCTATACTGCAAGCTCAGGAATCATGACTGTGTTCTCTAATGTTCACGGATTCAATGGTGCTTTACCAAAGAGTGTGGAATTTGCAACTTATGATGCTGGATCTGGTATTATGACTTGTACAGTTACCAATCACGGAATGGTAACTGGTAATAGAGTTCAGTTTGCAAGAGGTTCCATCAGATTTAGATGTATGATGGATCAAAGAAAGACTATCAAGGATTACCCAAGAAGAAAAGATCCATCTGATCAACAGTGGTTATCAGTCACAACTGTTGATCTTGATAAGTTCAGCGTAAATGTAGGAACATCGCCACTCGTTTATCATAGTCCTACTAGTGGATCATATGATCCTTTCACTGGATTGATGACAATAGACATTGGTTCCCATTCGTTACAGAAAGGAACTGGTGTAAAATTAAAAACAAGAGGATTCAAATTCACTTGTGCCTTAGACAATCATGCGACAAATCATTTCTACCCAAGGGCAAGTGGTATATCTGGCCCAGACCCTGCTTACAATACTTCTGTTAAAATTACTGCTACAACAGATACTACAATTACACTGGATGTAGGTAAGTCATCCAACCAAACAGAACATATTTTTGTTTCTGCAGCTGCTAATTCTGTAATAAGTGGTGGTAACTATCTCCATACATTTGAGAACGCAGATCTTAATGGAATGTTGATTGCTAGAGATACTGTTGGTCTTGCAACAAACTCATATACATGGAGATGTTCTCAGGACAACTATGCCACTGATCATTACTACCCAAGAACCACTGATCCAATACACAACGTAGAGGTAGGTATTGTTACTACAACAACAGATACATTTACGATCAACGTAGGTATTACATCTAGAGTCAAGTTCAATGTTACTAACGCTACATATGATGCAAACAGTGGAGTTGCAACATTTACGACTGATTCATCTCACGGTCTATCGACTACAACTGCTGTGGGTTTAGTAACAAATGGATTCGTGTACACATGTGACATGGATCAGAACGCTACTGAACACGCATATCCTAGAACTACAGACCCTGCACATAATACTGCCTTATATCCAATTTCTGTAACTTCTAACAACGTAGCTTTGAATGTTGGTGTTTCTACAAGAGTAGAATATAACATCAATCATGCAGATTACAATGAGTCTATTGGTATCATGACTGCCTTCCTACCAGCAGTTCATGGAATCACAACCGCAGCTGGTGTTGGTAGAAATGTTAAATTGAAAACTGAGTCTATTCTATTCTCATGTTCTCAGGATAACTACGCTACAAAACAGTTTTATCCGAAAGGAGGAGATCCATATTACAATGGTTCACTGATTACTAGAGTTATCAATAACACTACTATTGAAACACAAGTAGGTCCATCTACCACACCTAGTTTCTATAACTCTGGTGGTAAGATTCAAGGTGTTATACTCGCACCTAGACTTAGAAACAACTCTCCTAGTGGTGAAGACTTCGCATCTGGTGGTACATTTGTTGATAAGATTATTGATAGTAAGACATACGTTGTCAACGTTGGTATTTCAACTGTGGATCACAACTATGCTAGAGCTGGACTTTCACAACAAGGTAAGAGAATTGCTTCTTCTATAGAACAGGGATTCTCTGGATTTGATGTTGTTGAAAAAATTGATGCTGCTAAGTTTAGAATTCAAGCTGGATTAACAACAGAAAGAGCCATATTCAAGAGAGGTGGTAGAATTGATAAACCTATATTTGTTGATATCGCAGAACCAGATGGATATTTCAATAGATCATTGGAATACTACGGTGGTTCAACTGGTATTGGCACAAATGCTACTGTAGACTTCCGTGTCAATGTGGACGGAAATATATCTGAATTTAATATCACTGAAGAAGGAACTGCATTTAAGGTAAGTGAAGAACTAACTGTATCTGGTATTGTCACAGATCCAAGAGTAGGCGTTCTAACTGAATTTAAACTAACAGTAGAAGAACTTGAGAGTGATACATTCTCTGGATTCTATCCAGGCCAGTTTATATTGTTTGATGATATATCACAATTCTTCAACGGAACTAGAACTAAGTTTACCCTGTCTGTAACAACTAGTGGTGTAACGGAAATCTTAAGTCTTAAGACTCTGCCTGGAAGTGATATGGATATTACTAATAATATCTTTATCTACGTTAATGATATTCTACAAACTCCACAGTCTGCTTACACCTTTAAGGGTAGTAGAGTCATCTTTAGTGAGGCGCCAAAACCAAACTCTAAGTGTTCTGTATTCTACTTTAGAGGTTCTAAGAGAGATGTTGAAACTGTTGATCCAGTTGCATCATTGAAGCCTGGTGATATTGTTAGAATCAAAGAGAATAGATTTGATCCACTAGATAGAGATCAATTTGAAAGAACATCTAAGAGAATAGTTGCCTCTGATGTCTTAGAAACATTCACATATAACAGTCTAGGAATTAGTACAGATCAGGATAAAGAAAGACCTCTATCATGGGAAAAACAAAAATCAGATAAGATACTTTCTGGTGTTCTAATCCCTAAATCTAGACCAGCATTGAAGAGTAGAGTTCTACCAACAACTAGAATTATCAAGAATGTTGGCGATTTAGATGATAGTTTCTATGTAAATAATGCGTTCCCAGTATTCAATGCTATTGATAAGTTAATACAGTCTGAAAGAAATGTTACTATCTTTGAAGATCAAAATGTAGAGCCTGGAATTATAACTTCACAAGTTTCTACATCATCCAGTATATCATCTTTGACTGTAAGTTTTGGTGGAACTGGGTATGCAAATCTAACTAACCCAACTGTTGCAATATCAAGTGCATTGATTGAACGTAAAGACCCAATTTCTGCTTGGAAATTTGATGCAATTACTGGTATCACATCATCTATTGAGTTTAGGGCTATTTCTAAAGAAGATCCATACATCGCTGTTGGTAAGAGTAGTTTCTATATGAATACTAAGAGTGGTACATTCTGGGAGAGAGGTAGAATTGGATTTGGTGGAACTATAACCTTTAATGGTGTTGGTGTTGGTAATTCAGTCCATAGTCCTAATGTGTATGCAATGGCAGCTGGAGATTTTGCTTCTCTAGCTAGAGCAGTTGCGATAGGTAATAGTATTTCAACATGGACTCCTATTGATCTAAAAGAACAAAGACAAATCCCTGCTATCGGACAAGTCTTAACAGTTGACAGTACATATCAGGGTAATTTCCAAGATGTTATCTGGGAAGGAGTTACAAATACATGGGTAGCGGTTGGTGCTGCTGGATCTATATTCACCGCTGTTGGTCTTACAACAGCTGAAGCTTTCAGTCAATACTCAGGAACATTACAACAACTAAATGCTGTTACTTTCGGTCAATCTGAATTTATAGCTGTTGGTAATGGTGGTGTAATTCTTGCATCAAATGATGGAACTGGTTGGTCTCCAAAAGTAAGTAATACTGTATTTGATTTGAATGATGTTCTTTATGATGGTAGTAGATTTATTGTTGTTGGTGATAACGGCACTATTGGTATTTCAACCGATAAAAACTTCTGGCAGCCTTGGAGTCAACAGTTACCAGCTGGTACTCAACACCCTGCTGGATTTGACTTCGCTAAAATTAAATACTTTGATAATCTATACGTTGGTATCTCCACAGTCGGTGATATTTATTACTCATTCGACCTTGCAAACTGGAATAAGAGAGACATAGATCATCCTAATGAGATTCGTGATTTAGTTGATACTCCATATGGTGATTTCTCAAGTAGAAGAGTTATCACAGTTGGATCAGGAACAACTACTTTCTATGCAGATCCAGTAATAAATAGAGCCACTGCAACTTCTTCTGTAACTGCTGGTGTTATTACATCCGTAACGATTACAGACGGTGGATTTGGTTATAAGGTTGGAAGTAACCCTCCAGTAATCGTAGAATCAGATAGCACCAAGAGTGAAGATATATTCTCAGTTGATGCAATCGGTGACTTTGGTGATATTGTAGGAGTAAATACATACTTACCAGGCAACAGTACCACATTACCTAGACTTGAGTTTACACTTAAATCTCAATCTAACGATAATACCAACTTAGGTTATGGATATTCTTCACTAAATTCACTTGGAGTTGAATTTACTGGATTATCTAAGGGAGATTACTTTACAATCTATGACAGTTCATTGGTTGTTGGTCATGCCCTAACTGGAATCACTACTTCAAGTGGTTCTAATGAGGTTGTTGGTATGGTGACTGCTGGTGATTATCTTGGTGGTGTGTTCAGAGTTGAACAGATAACAGCTGGTGATGCAGTATCTGGATTAGCAACTGTAACATGTGCTTTCTTACCAGGCCCTGTATCATTTGGAAATAACAAGATCCAAGTTGGTGTTGGTACGACTGCAACTACTGATACGTTCTGGGGTAAATATAGTTGGGGTAAATTCCTTGGATATCAGAATCGTGGTGCTGGTAATCCAACAAGTTTCCTCGTGAATCCCATGAATGGTAATGTAGGATTATCTACTGCTGCCGTAGTAGCCAGAACTAAACCACTAACTTAACCCCTAAATAAAACAAAAAGACTAGTTTTTTTAAAATGCCTGCCATAATATCCGAACAGTTCAGAATTTTAAATGCCGAAACTTTTGTACAGAGTTTTGTCGGAGTCGGATCTACTGTTAACAAATACTACGCCTTTATGGGATTACCAAATTCCATAGAGCCAAAGGCGGGCGGTACTGCCACATGGGCAACCGACACCCCTTCACCTCTTGATGGATTCGAGGAAGAATACTCTATAAAGGAGTCTATCATTGCGATGAAGAAAGTTACTGACAAAGATGTTCGCAGACTTGTCAGAAAAGTAAAATGGGTTGCTGGTACTACCTATGAGATGTACAGACATGACTACAATATTTACAATCTCACACCAATAACTTCACAAGGTAGTTTGTATGATTCAAATTACTACATAGTGAATGAGGACTTGAAAGTTTACATTTGTCTCCAAAATGGATCAGACCCTGAGAACCCCAAG